TATTTTACCCTTAAGGAGATATATCATGAGTCTCGCTGCGATTGATGGGATCGCCTCACTGGCTAGCAATGTGCTTGATCGCTTCTTCCCGAACAAGTCGGAGCAAGAGAAGCAGGAAATCGCAATGGCCGTGATGGTGATCCAGGGGCAAATTGAAACGAACAAGGTAGAAGCTGCGAACCCCAATATGTTCGTGGCTGGCTGGCGTCCGTTCATCGGCTGGGTCTGTGGTACCGGGTTCGCTGTGCAGTTCGTGATCGCCCCGATTGCGGAATGGCTGGCTGCCCTATCGGGTCATCCAGTGAAGTTCCCCGAACTCGACATGGAGACCTTGCTGACCTTGCTCGGCGGCATGTTGGGGCTGGGTGGTTTGCGCACCTTCGAGAAGTTGAAGGGAGCAAACCGCCGTCACTGAGACTTCTTGCGGTGCAGGATCACCGCTTGCTTCATGCACCCAGGACAACCTTCACAGGTAACCTCGCCCGCTTTCACGCGGGCTTTCCACTTTCTGATGGAACGGGTTTCCACCCCCAGGCGGAGGGCTATCATAGCGGTCCGGCGGAAGGCGTAGAAGAAAGCCCAGGGGCAGCAGTAGCCTAGCTCCTGGGTGATGAGGCGATGGACTAACCCCCGGGGTTTATTATTTTGATTTTCCCGGGTCATAGTAGGTTCTTCGCCTTGATGGTAAAGCCTCCCGTTGCCTTGGCCTGGAGTTCTACAAACCCGGCACGAATGATGCCGTTGAGTAGGCCCTCGAAGTCACGGAAGTCCGGGCATTGGGAGTACACCATGCGGTAAACGTGGTCATAGTCCACAGAACCCCGTTCCTGCACGTATCGGATAACCCGATCCATCATGGAGGCCTCTTCGCTCTCCCCCACGCGTTTGAACACGTTGTTGAGGTGGCCTTCCGCCGTGGTCAGCATTACGGACGCTGTCTCCATATCCTCCAGCTTAATGATGCGTTCATCACGGCGAGCCGCAGCGATAACCATAGCTGTCTTATGGAGGTGGGTTTGTTTCCGCGCGATGTACCCGTCGAAGTGATCGTCCTTAAGTGTGATTGGACGGTTGTTCCAGAGATCGTGGTAGAACACATGCCCCCACTCGCGGGCCTTGGGGTCAAGGGCGTAGGGTCCGACGAGGTTGGCTGAGATGTGGGCCAGGTCATGGATGAGGTGGTCCCGCAAGGCTTCCTCATCCCCAGGGGTAACCTCATCGAGGTAGGGGATGAAGCGCTCTTTCTTATCCGCGTAGATGAAGACACAGCGGGAGGTGAACCCGCCACCAATCGCGATTGCTGGTAAGTTCGTAGCAATCCACTGAGGGGTGGTGCAGCCGATGATGTTGATCCAGGGTGCCTGGACCATATTGTTACCCGAACCCTTCGTGCGTTTCTCATAGCTCTTTCTCCCGTCCCACAAGGTGATGAGAAGGTTAATCATTTCCTGGTTGCGGAAGTCGATTAGGTTACCGAGTTCCGAAGCGAGATACGTTACGGCTGACATAGGGTGCCACTCCGCGTTGTACTCGTACATCTCAAACGCAGCCTCGAAGGAAGCCGGAACCTCCTGCCAAGTTGCGTTGTCGGGTCCGAACTTAATTCCGGGGACTTCCTTCAACAGGTCCATCGCAATGTCGACTGTGGTGGACTTAGCCACGATGCCGGGTGGTGCTACGAAGACGATGTAGAAGGATGGGTACCACTTGAATTTGATCTGATCGAACCACACCTTACGGCGCAAAGCTCCCGCAATGGCGGAAACCCCCGACCAGAAGTGCATCTGTTTCGGGGATTCCGTAGTGGAAGCGTAAGTCACGAAGGCCTCTAACCAGTCCTCTAGTTTACGCGCCATTATCTTTCCTTAACTGCAGTGTCCCCACGAGCGTGTGGAGGTTTTGATCCCGACAGGAATGACCAGAGGGTCATCATACGGGATGGTTATGGTGGAGAGTTCCTTCATACGAGCCAACACCATGTCACGCTTATGCACAGGGTATTGGCCTGCGAGGGAGTCGTGGACTTGGAGGAGGACTTGGCACTCAGGGAGTTGCTCGTCGATGTTCACCCAGGCACGGTTGATTACGCAAGCAACAGTGGACTGTGGGGTCCATGCCAGGGCTTCGGGTAAGAGGCCATCCACTCGGTCGAAGTAGTAACGGCGGTAGCCGAACTTGTTCTCGACAAAGCGGTGCTTGCGGAGTTGGTTCTCCGTGCGGGTGTGCCATTGCTTGATACCAGGGTGAGCGCCCAGCCAGGAGTCAATGAAGTGTTGAGCTTCATGGACAGACCCGCCCAGGTGAGTGGCCAGGGTACGCGCTTGGCAAAAGTAGTTTACCGCATGGCAACCAGCTTTTGCAAGCTGCCGCCTTACTTCGGTGATGCTTGCACGACGCTCGGAGTAATTGGGATGAGACTCGATGAGTTCCTCCGGAGGGATACCCTTGATCCCGAAGATATCACATGCGTTGAACAAGTGCATGTCGATACCCTTACGCAGAACTTCCTTGAGGTCTGAGTCATCAGCCTCCCACACCACTACTTGTAAGTCAGCACGGTCCAAGTCCATGTCGAAGAACTCGAAGCCCTCATCCGGGATGAACAGGCTGCGTACGTTGGGGAGGGTTAGCTCATCGGGGTCCTTTGCCTTGGTACCCTTGGGGACGTTTTGTAAGTTCGTGCCGGAACCAAAGGCGTTCTCGCTTGAGGCGAGACGGTAGGTTTCAGTGCCTGCTACGTTGTAGGAGCAGCGCATACGACCATCCACATCCAGAGGGGCAAGGACGAACGTGGAGAGGAAGACGCCGAGGGAACGGTACTCCTTGATGGATTTGATCAGGGGGCGTAGGATGGGTTCACGATCACCCAGCTTGGTGAGGGCATCATCATCCAGGGTAGGGGACATGCGGTCCTTTGTCCGCTTGTAGATCTTCGGTTGACGCAGGTCGTCGAAGAACAACTGCTGCATCTGCTTGGGTGACTTTGGGTTGAGGGGATGGCCCAGCAAGTCGGAGAAGAAACGAGCACGCTTGGCAATCTCGATTTCGAGGGTGTTGGCAAAGCGCTTGCGCTCATTCGTGTCGATGCGGACGCCCCGCAGCATTGTGTTGACCACGGTCTTCAGGAAGCGTTGCTGGAAAGCTTCCACGTCGTCGAGCTTGAGGCTGGTGATGGCATCAGCTTCGACCTCACCAACCTCGCGTGTGCGGAAGCAGTCGATTGCGTTATACCGCCAGAGCTGGTCTTCATCCACACCCTTCACCCAGGTCTTGCCATCATCCTTCCAATACACGTAGTGGTCGCAGTAGAGGGAGGCCTGGTAGTCCAATGACTTGCGACGTCCAGCAAACAGTGTGTGCTGAGACAGCATGGTGTCTTGGTCACAGCGGGGGAGGAAATGCCAGTGACGATGGATGTACTGCATGTCGTAGGAAAAGTTCTGTCCCCGCACCCTGGCATTGCCGTGGGTTAAGATCAGATAGATCAAGTGGACGAGAACAGCTTCTTCTTCAAGGGACCAGTAGCCATCACGATTCTCCACGCACATCATGGGGATGCAGATGGCGCTGGTTGCAGACCATGACAAGCCGCAGCAGGCGATGTGGCCAGCCCGGGTTTCCAAGTCGCAGTCAATCCAGGTAACTTCCTCGGCGAGCAGGAGCAGGATGAGGTTGAGTGTAGATTGTGCAGCTTCGAAGGAAGGACGAATCAGGATGTTCCACTTTGGGGCTTGCGTATCTTCCGCCAGCCAGCGACGAGCACGACGCAGGTCCGTCACGACGTCAGCACGCCACTCCCAGTTGTACATCACCATGCGAGGGGACAGGGTTGGGAGGAGCTTCGCGCCAGAGTAGGGGAGCATGGAGCCCCGCCACTTGAGGGCGGAAGACTCGCCAGTCAGAGCCCAGCAAGCAAGGTTACCCATCGCGATGATGATCTTGGGTTTGATCAGCGCGATCTCTTTGAGGAGGGAATTGTAACCTGCGACAACAACGGGGTCAACGTACCTGCCATTAAGGGGGAGGAAGGTGGACTTGATATCCGTCTTCTTCAGGGGCATCCACTTCTCAAGCTCGTTGTATGGGGGGCGAGCATTAACGACGTTCGTGGTGTAGCATTCGGAGCGGTGGATGCCCGCTTCGAGAAGCATACGATCCAGTTCGCGCCCATCACTTCCGCTGAAGGGTTCTCTGGTCACCTCATCTTCGGGGGACCAGAATTCCCCCACGATCATGATGGAAGCAGACGTTGGGCCTGAACCCATTAAGACGTGGGGAATGTTCATTTCAGCAAACCTGCCTTTCGGAAGGCGATCAGGATGTAGGGGTCGGTATCAGGCTGCTTGGAGTACCACATGGCGTAACCCTTATCCACACGGGAGATTGGTTCGTCACGGTACTTACCAAAGGGCATGATGGTAGGGATGCGAGCGAGTTCACTCAGCTCCCACAGCTCCTGGATGTTCTTGACCTTCGTCTGCTCGATGATGTGGCGGAGGACAATCTGGTTAATGTGAACGTCAACGTGAGCGGAGTGAGCGCCACGCAGCATTTCGCGGGCACCCTCTTTATCGGAGGAGACGTAGTACAGAACAGCGGAGAGGCTGTGCGAATCCAGCTTGGGCCAGACGTAGCGAGCCAGGGCGAGGGTGCAGATGCGCTTGACAGGGGGTTCGCCCAAGACTTTCCAGTCGAAGTCAATGTTATGCCCGACCATGTAGGTCATGGCAGGCAGGTCCTTCCGTGCCTGGGTGTGTGGTGGGCAAGCCTCGAGTTCGTGCGTCAAGATATGGTGGGTGGCCATAGCGCCCCAGGCTATAGGCTTGCTGGGCTTGTAGCGCAAGGCAAAACCTTCGCCGAGTTCACAGGAGGGGGTGAGGGCATAACAGGCGAGTTCGATGCACTCACCGTCCTTCTTATCCGTGGTTTCGGTATCCACGAGGTAGGCTTCATGATTCATGACAACTCCTTCAGGCGTTCGAGGCACATTGCAAAGGCTGCGGGATCGGCTTCCACCCCAGTAGCTGCACACTGGAAGGCGTGGGCTGCTGGGAAGATCGGGCCAGAACCAGCACAGAAATCCAAGACCTGTTCGCCCGGGTTGACGGAGCGCTTGAGCAGGTCCTCGTACAGGGCGACGGGCTTCTGGGCCGGGTGATCCATCTGCGGGTCGGCGTTGGCCGTGATAACGTCGCCGTAGATCTTGGTCACTTTCTTATCCCCCTTCACAGCAAAGAGGATGATTTCGTACTTCCGTTGCGGGCCATGCTCAGGCCAAGGGGCACGGGAACCGCCGGGCTTGTACCAGATGAGGGGCGTGCGGAAGACCCGGAACCCTTCGTCTTCAAGCAGGAGTTTCAGCTCTGCGAAATTGCCCAGGTCACAGAAGAGGTAGACGTGCGCATCAGGCTTGGTGACACGATACAACTCCGGGATGGCGTTCTTCATCAGGAGAGCCCAGCTCTCATAGCTGTCGTCGTAGAAGTGCGCACCCTCTACTCGGCCATCACGACCGCCGAAGGTATCAGCCCCCATACCGTAGGGAGGGTCGCTCAAGACAACGTCAAACACCCCACTTGGGCAGTCGGCGAGGAACTCCAGGCAGTCCCCCTGTCGGGCGACGTGGTGGGATGCGTTGAAGGTTTCGCCCACACGCGCTGCGAGTTCCTCACGGCGTTCCTTCTTCTCCAGCTTCTCGATAACCTTCATCGCCTCTTTAGCTGTCTTAGCTTGGCGCACTTCGGGCTTGTCGAGGTGACGGGCAACCAGAACTTCCGTTCTGGCGGCGGAATACGCTGCGCCGAGTTGGGCGATTGGGGAGGTGAAGTCGCCCAGGACTTCCCGCGCGATCGTCTCCGCTGTTGGGGGAGGGGCGCCCTTAGTCTCCGCTTGGGCACGACGCAAACCCTCCAGGCGGGAGACTGCCTCCGCCCGTTCCTGCCAGGTGAGGTCCACCCGACGCAGGTTCTCGTCTAGTTCCGCTTCCTCCGCAGCCAGCGGGTCAAGCTCCGAGAGGAGTGTGTAGGGGATGCAGCCTTCGGGGACATCTTGTCCATCGTATCGGAGCCGCCCACCCAGTTCGTAAATATCAGCAACAGCCCTAAGACGACGCTCACCGGCAACAAGCACAAGATTATCATCAAGTACCCGAAACACCGGCGCCATAAGGAGACTGCGGCTTTGAATTGAATCCACAAGTTCATTGTGTCTCTCCAAGGGAAAGTCCTTCCGCTGCCGCCCCTCGGGGACGATGACGGAGGTGATTTTAGCATAGCGATACTGTGTCATTGGGGTGCCTTCACTTTCAGGGGGAGGTGGCGATCCAGCTGGTACTGGGCGATCATGTCAAGGTCGAGGCCCCGACGCTCCGCGAGGAGGGCGAGGAACTGCAACTCCTGTCCGATGTAGTGGACGAGTTGGGCGTTCGTGAGTTCCTCCGATTGGCTTGGAATCACCTTGTTGGTGAGCAGCTTCTTTTGGAATTCGTTAAAGCGCATGACGGGCTCCCAGTAAAAAAGGGGAGCCGTAGCCCCCCTCTGGTTGTTGTGGATTAGAACTTGGCGAGGCCGGCGATGCGGTCTTGGACTTCACCTTCGTACAGCTCGTGAGTGATCTGTACCTTCACAGCGCGACCAAAGGTTGCGGCGAAGGAGAAGGGGGAGCCTTCACGGTTCATATCCAGGGCTTCACGGAAGCGGCGCAGCGAACCGTTCTTGCCCGGTGCCATATCCAGGCCGCCGGAACTCGACACGTCCAGCATGATGGAGTATGTCTGGGTCACGGTGGCCGGCAGGGCAGCGGCGCCTTGCACTTCGGCAGGGATCTCGATCGTCACAGGGGTGTCATAACGCCAGCCCGACTTGGTTGGATCTTTCTTGCCGGTCCATGGCACGATCTTGCCTTCGCCCAGGATGGCGCTGTACTCACCCACGGGGAGAGGGTTGCGCTTCTTGGAAACTTCGTTGACTTCAGCGTGCAGGAAGGCATTTGGATCGAATTGAGACATGGTAAATTTCCTTTAAAAATGGAAGTTGAGTTAAGGTTTTTCCAGATTAACGCTCTGGAGGGCGTTAAAACGGTATGTCGGAGTCAGAACGGTGACCCGGTGGAGCCTTGTCGGTTGGGGTTCGTGCCGCAAAGCAATTAACCCAACCTTCCCAACCACTGCCCGACAGGGGAAGGGTGTCAATCTTCATACAGATATTGCCCCGAGCATCGGTGAAAAAGGTTCCGATCTTACGGTAAACGTTCTGCCCGTTAGCCTGCGGGATGCACGCACAAGCGTCACCGAGTTTTGTAAGACTCATACCTTCCCCCGAGAGGACCAGCGCTCCATGATCTGAGCGAAGTCCGGTGTGATCTTGGACTTGATTGGAAGGTTACGGGTCTTGGTATCCACGTTGCCTGCGGCAGTGTCCCAGAAGAACTTATCACCCTCGCGCACTGTGTAGATGACGTCGGAGAAGAGTTGAGGGATATCCCCGCTCATCGCCTTGCCCACAGCCTTCGTCATGAGCTTTACGCCACCCGTGATCTCATCCGTCTCACGACCAACGTGAGCGATCAAGACATAGGTGTAACGCGAACCCTGGGTGTGAAGGCGCAGGTAGTTCATCAGGTTGTTCTGCGCAACGCCATAGTCTGCGGGGGCCGCAGTTGGCTTGTTGCCGATAACCATCTTCATCACAGCGTTGGACAGCTCACTCAAGGAATCTTCGACGTAGATGCAGTCGCTCCCGAACTCGTCCACTGGTCCGAACTTCTGCCCGGTGCGATCATCAGGGAAGTCGGCACAGGCTGTCAGGATTTTGTGGAACGGGTTGTTCTTGGAGCGATCTGCATCTTGCAGTTTGGTGACCATTTCGTAAGAGAGGCGACCTACATCTTCCGCTGCACGCATGATTGACTTGAGTCCGAGGGGGCGGACCAGGGAATTGTGCCAGTGGAGGTTATCGGGGACTGGCAACCCCCGGTCAGTCCAATAACCGAGCAGGGATTCCAATCCGTTCTCGATGAAGTGGACGAACACCTTTTTGTTGTGCTTCTTCGCCCAATCGACCAGAGTGCCCAAGGCGTAGGTCTTGCCCGTGCCCGAGGCACCTTCGAGCATAACCTTCGGACCGACCAGGACGTTGGCTTGGGTGACCACCTCAGCGGTCGAGGGGATTGGCGCTGCGCTTGAACTCATTTTCGTATTCCTTTAAGGCCCACTGCATGTGGATGTTGAACTCGTGCTGCACTACCCCTTCGGGCAGGCTGTTTAGATGGGAGAGGGAGTAGTATTTCAGAACACTCCCTGGGATCAGATCGGTGAGGTGACCCTGGGGGCAACTGCCACACACCCCCATTTCACAGGACCACAGCATCGCCGGGGTTACCCGCACTTCTCCGTAGACGTGGCCACAGAAGAGGCAGTAGTATTTCCGACTGAACAGGTGTTCGTGTTCCCGTCTGATCGGGTCCCATTTGCGCGCTGCCGACTTAACGCCGAGGGACTGAGAAGGCTCGCCCTTTGGGTGGTAGATGTACTCGAGGGAAACCCGTTGTGGGGCTGGTTGTTGCATTGAAATCTCCGGTGTGCATCAGACACCCCTTTGAAGGCCCATTGCCGTGCTCGTTGGAGCCAAAGGGGTTCCATATCTTCCCGAGAAAAACCCGGACTCATTTAACCACCTGCTCTTCGCGGGCGATGGGGTTCCAGATACGGCGCTCGAAGTTTGTCTCCAGCCAGGGCTGAGGGTCCTTCGTGATGCAGATCTGGCGGAAGCCACAGCCCCCGTATTCGAGGCAAGAGGAGTCGAGGTTGTAGTCCCAATACCCTTGTTCCCAGCAGCGCTTCATGTCTTCAATATCGCGGCAGAGCTGTGTGTACCAGCGATCAATCATCCACTGGGGGCGATAAGTGATTGCCTCGGCGTTGTCATACTTCGTCTTGAGGATGGAGATACCTCGGACGAGGAAGCCGTTGAGCTTCATACCCGCACGACCTGCGGCCCAGCAATACCCGGTGAACTGGCTGCGCAAGTCCCACTGCTTCGACCATGAAGGTCCGAGGCTGGAGGTGGTCTTGTCGTCCTCGCCGAACAGACCGCCTGCATACTCCACCATCATATCCATGCGGCCAGTGTAGAGGATCGGGTTACCCGTCACAGGGTGGATCACATCGGTAGGCTCGGCGAAGGAGAATTCAATCGCCTTCCCGCCGGATGGGAGGGTTGCTGGGACAGCTGGGTCAGAGTCCAAGGGCCAGACGTGGAAGTAATACTCCAGGGCACCGGCCATGCGGGCGGCGCTCTTGGCGGAATCCATCGGGCACTCGAAGTCGCCGTAGAATTCCAGCAAGGCGCCGAGGCCCTTGGCCAATGCGGTATCTGCGTCATCGCCGTTGACGTAGTAGGCTTCGCGCACTGTTTCCAAACCCTTGGCGTAAGCCCCGCCTGCGTGGAGGTGGACTGAGGGGACCTTGGGCTTCCAGTGGTTGAGGTACTCAAGCTCGAACTTGCGACGGCAAGAACGGAAGGAGCCGATGATTGTGGAGTCAACAATCTCGGGGAAGGGTGGGCGATCACTCATGATCTGGCACCAGGGTGGTGTACTCGATCGCCAGGAGGTTGCTTCGGCGAGAGTTCAATTCGGTCTGGGCCTTGGTGTGTTTGGCGTCCAGTTCCTTCTGGGCATCGTCCAGCCCGGAGAGGGCAGCTTCACGCAAGCCCGTTGCCTCGGCGGTGATGGTGATCTCAGCCGTGCCGAGGAACACCCAGCCGACAGAGGCCATCCCGTCAGGGGATGCGTCGCTGAAGGTGACGTTGAAGTTTGTAACAGCTGCTTCCATCCCGTTTTTGATAACGGCTTCCAGGGAATGCTGGCACGTTGCGAACATGTTGCAGTGGATAACTTGGCTCATGGTTTTCCTCGTAGAGCGGTTAAGGTAACAAAGGGTTAGGAGAGGGATTCGATGCAGGGGACTGCGATCAACACCTGACCTTCGTGAAAGCGGAAGGTTTCTTTCGTCACACTCCCCTGGTCTTCCGGGAGAATCCCGCCGAAGTTGGGGTCTTCAAAACCCACCTCTACCTTGTCGGCAAAGTTCGACAGGAATTCTCGTAATTGTCCGACGTTCATTATAAACCTCCGAGTTCGCTGAGCAGATCATCTGCGTTGGGGATTTCGGCCACGGCCTTGGTCTTGCGGGACTTTTCACTCGCGACGGAGGCGCTGCGGCGATCGGAGCGAAGCAGGGCGATGCCTTGTTTCATATCCTCCTGGGTGAGTGTACCCGCAATTCCCTTGCGGCGCAGCTCATTGATCTGAGCGATCGTTTCGAGATTCATGCTTGACCTTTCAACGCCCGTTCAAGGGCTTGGATTGTCAACTTCGGTCCCCGGACGACGTGAACACCAACAGGGGTGTTTGCGATGTAAGGGGCGAGGTCGAGGAAACTCTGGTTGAAGAACTCCGCAGCCAGGCCGCAGAAGAATTGGGAGAAGGCTCCTTGGGGGATGCGTTCCAGCGCCTCGCTGAACAGGTGCTGCTCCACCTGATTGCGCAGGGTGATGGGGACTGCGATCTCCAAGGGCTTTGAGGGGGTGGTGTTACGTGGGCGTGGCATGATAATGGCCGGTTGTTAGGATTTTATTATCGCCGGGTGTTTGAATTTTGTCAACCAAGTGACGCAAAACTCTTTCCCTACAATAAAAAAGGGAGCCGAAGCTCCCTTTCCCGTAACCCCGTGGAGGGGGTTGATTAGCTTGCCAGCTCGTTGAACAGGTCGTCGCCGGACACGCCAGCTGCCTTGACGTCCTTTTCCGCTTGCAACTGGGCAATGCGTTGGCCGATCTTGGTGGCTGGGTTCTTGAACGAAGCGTACAGCTTGCTGCGTGTCAGGCCGGAGGCTGCGCCAGCTTCCAGCTTGCTTTCCAAGAAGGCCTTGACTTCTGCCACGGTCTTGCCGGATTCCATCACCAGGGCCTTGATGACCACGGATGCGCCGGAGAAAGAATCGCCGGATTGACGACCAGCTGCGTTCCACTCACCGCCAGCAATGCGATCGCCAACCTTTTCGATGGCCAGCAATGCGTCGTCCACATCCTTTTCCGAGGCTGCGGCATCGCCAATCTTTTGGCTCAGGCCGTGGCCGGCTGCTTGCAGCAACAGGGCGGTGGGGACAGTGTAGGTGCGGGTTTCACCGTTGCGGAAGTCGAAGCGAACTGCGACGGTGCCGGCGTCTTCGTCAACCAGGATATCCTTCTGGATTTGACGATTGCCAGGGAAATCGACGACGCGGCCATCAGTCAAAGTGACTGTGTGGTAAACCGTAGGGGCCTTTTTGGTCGATGTTTGAGCTTGTTCGGACATAGTAGACTTTCTAGTCTGCGGGATTTGAAAAGGGTTCCGCGTCACCCTCCCCCGGGTATCGGGGGGAAATTGAATTATGCGCCCCGCCTACACGGGTGTCAACCAAGAAATTGTAACAAACCTCAACCCTTTCGGAGCCCGTTTTCAGCGTAATCCCAGATGGAGTTCGGGGCGGTGGTTAATAGGGGAGGGGCTTGTCCTGCGGGCAGGACGCGGATTGTTTGCCGCTCGAGGCAGACTTTGTTGCGCACCTGGCTCATTTCCCGGAAGAACGGGGGGATGTGGAACTCTGCAAGCAGAGTCTGGATCTTGCCTGCAACGCTGCCCTTGGTGCGGTGTGGGAGGGCGTAGGAGCAGAGGCTCGGCCCGCCCAGAGGGTAGAGGTCGAGCAGCACACATTCTTCCCATTCATCCCAGGGGACAGGTGGTGTGCGGGAGAGGGATCGGGTCATGCTTCAGCCTCCAGACGGGCGGCCTCCGCCTGCCAGTATTCGGCACAGGCGCGGAGTTGTGAGTTGGCGTCACGGATATCCTCGAGGGAGGAGGCTTCCCCATCCAGTGTGCGTTGGATGGCGTGAAGGATGGAGAGGAGGTCCTCCGGATCTTCGAGGGTCAGGCCTTCGTTCGCCAGCCTAAAGGCTTCGATGATCTGCCCCTTTAGACGGTCGATGCTCGGGCAGGTGTAGCGTGGCATGGAGGGGGGACGGCTCATGGCTTTTCCTTTCGCATGGCTGCGCTTAGTGCGGCTTGCTCCTCATCGGCCGCGTCAACGTACTCAAAGTCATCACTCATCCAGGCGTAGGGGGACTCTGCCCCCTCCTGCACTGTGCCATCGGGCCACACGCGGTAGCGAGTCAGGGGGTCCACCTCCCCACGCACAAGGATGGCGGCGTCGATGGCTGCGCCTAGTGCCTGCTCAGTGAGTTTCGGGTCAATGATTAGCGCAAGCCCGGCTTCGTAGTTGTTACAGTCTGCCAGCCACCGATACCGCTGCGCATCCACCGCATCGCCAGCGCTCAGGGCTGCTTGGACTTGCCATGCGTCCCAGGCGCACTGCGTGTGATACGCCACGTAGTTCCCCGGCCACGCATAAGCTCCGTCGTCCGGCCACCGATCCATACAAAACTCAAATGGCGGCTTTGACATTTCGCGCTCAAACGCCTCGCGCACCTCCACTGGCGCGGCAGGTTTTGCAAACTGTCGCAGTGTTTTGATTGACGGTAAACGCATGCTCATGCTCCTGTATATTGTTTTAGTATGCGATACGCGCCAGAATAGCTTTTCCATGTTCGCAAATCACCCCCAGTTGTATGCAAATAGCCGTAGTCTGTGCCAACTATTGCAAACAAAATTTGTGATTCTGGCCCCCATGAAAACTGGGAAGCAGGGGCTCTAAACCGAATAATTGTTGGTTTTTTGTATTCTCGCGGGTGTATGTCAAACCATGCTGGGATTGTTTTTGCCATTTTGCGCCCCTTATTAGCTGAAATACTGCGCGACAATCGCGCGTTCGTGGTTGTCCACATACTTGACCAATGCGCCGGAAAACGCCTCGCGCAGCTTTTGGTTTTCAGTCATTTGCGAACCCCAATGTCTTCTTGAATGTTGAGAGAGCCAGAACAAGATCCCTGGCTTGCGAGTAGTCCAGGCAGACGTAATAGTCCTGCGTTGTTGATGATGTGGCCGGGAATCGGGCAATGAAGCCGTTTCCTGTTTCCGCAACGTCGCAGCCAACAGATCCGGGGAAGTTGTAACTCTTGCCTCGGATCACGGTGCTGTACATTCCCGCTTGCTTCACGGTGTCGATGTGTCCTTCTGTACAGATGTAGACCTGCTCAGTTGTCATGGGTTGCTCCGGTTGGGCGAGTTTCTTCCAGCATGTGAAGGTCAGAGTCCAACACTTCACACCAGACCACGCCGGGGCTCTCAACCTTTGCGAACTGGTGCCAGTAGCCGTTACCGCTAAAGTTCTTGCCCTTGTAGACCAGTCGCTCCGGCTGGTGCTTCCAGTTGTATTTGCCGCCGATCTTCATGAAAAACGGCAGCCCGGTGAATGGGCATACATCAGGGCACCACGGCTCCTGCGCTTGGGGCTGCTGTGACTGCTTCGCATAGTTGGCGCATCGCTGGTAAGCCATAGCAACATCATTCTGGATTGCCTTTGCGATGACGCCAGTTTCATAACCGCGGCCAGACAGAAAGAAGTTGGCTTTGTTTTCGTCCGTCTTCATGTCGCAAAACAACGGCCCTGCAATCGGCTGCTGTGCCTGGGGTGGTGCATATTTGACCGCAGCGGCTTGCCACGCGCCCCACGCATGCAGAGACGCAACCGTCGGGTGCCCGTTATGGTCTTCAAGCTCCCCGTCCCACCAAGCCTCAAAATCGGCGCGCAGCTTTTGGTTTTCAGTCATGGTGTTTACGTCCTCGCAGCCCAATGAACTGGCCGCGTTAAGTGGTGATTGATCCCGCCTTCGCTGATTGACGACTGCCACCACAACTGCTGGATGGCGTAGCGGTCGATATAGGCTTCAGCGAGTGAGGCCATCACACGCAGCCAAACCCTTGTCCGATGAAACGGTGGGTTTTCAGTCATGGGTTGCTCCGGTTGCGCTGATGTGGTTGCGGCATTGCTCAATGCCAATCTCAGCATCAAAGACCTGCGGGCTGATGTAAACCTGTGGCCCGTCTGGTCGGCCAGGTGCTGTTTTTCTCAGGCAGTTGTGACAAAGCGCGGCGACTCGCACGCCACTGCACCTCGCCACGTCATACGGCAGCTTTTGCTCATTGCTCATTTGTTGTCCTTTCTGGCTCGGATGGCGGAGGCACACCAATTTGCCTGAACATCTTCACCTTCATACTTAAGGTCGATTCGTTCGCACACCAACGCGCAAGCCTCTCTTTCCTCCGCCACGGCTTTCTGTACGGCGAGTTCGATCAGGCGTTTGAACTTGCTGATGTGTTCGATTGGTGTGTGCAAGGTGAAGCCCGCATCGACAGCCAGTTGAATAACGTCCTCACGCTTCATGGTTGCGCTCATTTGGTTGGCTCCTGGGATGTGCGAAGTGCTTGGCGTTCGCGTTGAAGCACATTGTTTGCAATCTGCTGCGCATCCCTGATGCAGTCATTTACCTGCTCGGTCATTCCGGCACCAAAGTCGTCACCATATTTGGCTCGCAACTTTTGCAGGAGGAAACCGGCTCCCATTGCGATGCCTTCAAGACGCTCGATGCGCTTGTTCATCTTTGCGATTTTCCCGGCCATCACTTGCCCCCCTTTGCGCGAAGGGCTGCGACGATGGATTGCACTTGCGCGAGGCTGTACAAAGGGAACCAGTTGCCACCATGGGGCCAAACATCAATCTTTGAGATTCCCTTTGCGGCGAACTTGTATCCCTCGGGGGTTCCTGCTGCCTTTTTGATGAGCTCATCCGTCAGCCCCACCTCTTGCGCAGGCGCGGGGGAAGCGGCGCGCGCGACCTTCCACCCTTGGTATGCAGCATGTGTTGTGAGGCTCTGATAGCCGCCACCTTGACTTCGTGTTAGGTCAAACTTGAGCAACCCGTATTCAGCTTTCATCGCACTTTTGAATGCCGCATGCTCATCACCTTGCGGCACAGCAGGCGCGTTGTTGTGTTCGACGTTGACGCCATCAAGGTACAGATTCTCGTCGGTAGTCGGCAGGTCGAGGGCTTGGCGGGCGATCTGTCCGATACGGTCCAGTGCAGCCGATGCGTCAACCGAGTGATTGGTTGTGTCGTCAATGTGGCTGATGGCCTGCAACGCCTCGCGCAGCTTTTGGGTTTCAGTCATGTGTTGCTCCGGTTGCTTGGGTGATGGCTTCGAGTGACATGCTTACGGCTGCATCAATCCTCAACTGCTGGGCAGCAATGGCAGCATCAAGTTCTTTTCCATACTTGCCTGCAAATCCAGCAGGTGTTTTGTGAATATCCATCCACATGCAAAGCGCCTTCAGCAGCTTTGGCGATGCAGCAATCAAGTTTTTGTTGGCCCTTCGTTCGTCCACCTCTTTGTCGTAGCGTTCATCCTGCCCTTGGAAGTGGGTAGGTTCATTGGTGTGGCAGATGTAGCCACCAACATCACGAACCCCACTATCAGTGGTCCACCAAGGCTCCGGCGTGTGCTTTTGCTCATTGCTCATGTGTTGTCCTTTCGCATGGCTGCGTCGATGTCAACAAGTGATGGAGGTAGGGGCTTCGTGATCGGGTAAAACATTGTTGGCTCAAGCGAGTCTCCGCTATCGTGATCCATCCAGTACGCATCAGCATCGGTCTGATCTATGTAGCGTCCATCCATGTCCCTGCGTTCTTCAAATTCAATCTCGACCCAGAATCCGCGACGCACGTCTCCATCAACCAAAAGCCAGCAATCTGAGCCATCCTTCGGCGCGGTCTCAATCGGTTGCCATCCAGCATCGCCAGCGATCAGGGCTGCTGGGCTTGCCATACAGCCCACATCAAATCTACCTGCCAGTTTTCGTACTGTCCGTTCTGGCGCTTCTTGAGCGACCGGTGCCCCCATTCTTCATCGCAACGCATCTCGCGCTCGAATGCATCCCGCTCACACACTAGCGCGGCAGTCTTTGTGACAGATGTAAACGACTCGGCGACATTGATGTCGTCGACTTGTTCGGCAGTTGGCAGGGCGAGGGCTTGGCGGGCGATCTGTCCGATACGGTCCAGTGCAGCCGATGCGTCAACCGAGTGATTGGTTGTGTCGTCAATGTGGCTGATGGCCTGCAACGCCTCGCGCAGCTTTTGGTTTTCAGTCATGGGTTGCTCCTGTTGCTTTGGCGATGGCGGATCGGCATTTCCTCAGGATCTCGCTGTCGCCTTCAGAAAACTCCGTGTACCCGCTCGCCGCCGCCACCAAAGCATCCAGCAACTCCGGCGCGGCGGCGAGAAGTCGTTCATCTGGTTTAATTTCCTCATCCGTCAGCCCCACCTCTTGCGGGCGCTCATACAGAGCAATCGCACCTTCGTCGTCCTTCGCGCAGTCAGTCCAGCCAAATGGCTCTGGTCGGAAGTAGCCAAATGGCTCGTCTTGCGCAGGGGCGGGGGCTGGGGTGGCGGCGAGCATGGCCGACCACACTGCGCGCATTTCGCTTCGGCCAAATCCTTCGCGCCAGTCAATCAATTCACCAAGAGGCTCGCACTCTCTCAGTCCAGCAGTCAACATTGCTTCTGTCGGCTCACCTTGCGGCACAGCAGGCGCGTTGTTGTGTTCGTTTGATGTGGTCATGTTCTCTCCTTTTGAGATTCAATCATCTCTCTGTGAGATAGATTGGTACAATTGATTTTGACTATGGACTGGGGCCTTACTTGATTGTGAGCCGGTCTTTTTTGATGACACGAGCGCCAGGCACATCAATCCCTAATTTCAAGTCAGAAGCAATCAATGCTTTGTTTGGCTCTTGAGTCTCAGGAATGGTGCGCATGTACTCATCTGGGATTTGTTCAGCGTCAAATACATCGACAGACTGATCCCGCTCAATTTCAATCTTGGCCTCAAACATCCCAGATTCGTCCTTAATGTGAGTGATTCCTGTCTGTTTCATGTGATAAGCCAAGTATTGACGCAACCATTCATTGCGCTTCTTTTGCTTCTTTGCACGGTCTTGCAAGTCTTTTGCGGCGGCCATCAGATATTCGGCTTTTGAGTCTGTATCCTTTAGGTAGGCAACGACACTGACTGCCTTTTGTGCGACCAAAGCGCGGGCATCATCCAGACTTTCTGGTATCTCTCCCGTTTCCGGGTCCATGCTGTTGAGGATGTCTTGCAGTTCTTCTGCGGCCTTGTAAAGCGTGATGTTCATTTGTCGGCCTCACGATCAGCGATCTCACCAGCCAGACGCTTGTAGACTTTCAATAGACGTTCAGCAGCGTCACGGTCTTGCCGGTCTTCGCACTGGCGCTTGATGTCTGCCCATGCTTGCTTCAGCACCTCAATGGTCGCTGTGTAGCATTTCAACTTATTTTCAAGCGCAGAGATCCATGATTCACGCTCCGCTTCTTGTTCAGCTTCCGATAGCCCACCATCGTCAAGGTCAGCTTCTACAGACATGGTTGGTACAACGAACGCTTGAAACAGTGCGTATTTGAATGCCATCGACATAGCCTTGTTTGTTGCCTTGTCGCTTGAATCCATGCCTTCGCCATTGGTCGTGATGGTCACAGATGACCCGTCATCGACATGGATCAGATCAAATTCACTGACGATATTGACAAACGACAGCGTTCCGCCACTTTTTGTGATCCGATCGAATCGTTGCGGGGCGCCATGACGCGGGACACACACAATCCCATGATTGACGAGCAATGGAGCTAGAGCATTCATAGCGGCCTCAATGCCTCGGAAATTGAACCCTTGATCCTTGTTCTTTGAGTCTTTCCCAATGCCGCGCTCGCAAATGTCACGCATGACGCTTTGCATGGCCTTATAGATTTTCTTTGGTTCTGTCATGTTCTCTCCAATGTTGAAACGGAAAGCAAAAAGCCCATCGGCCTAGCTCGCTACGCAACACACGCGCCCCTTGCGGGCTCCAGTAGTACCACCCACTAGAGAGACAAGCTAGGCCGATGGGCCTAAATGTCAGTGTGCAGATTGGTCGTCTGCGGCGCGTGTGTTGCGCTTAAGGGTTCTGATTATCCGCAAATCTTTGCAGCCGTCAAGACAAAATCAGGCGCATTGCGAACAATGAACACGACAGCGGCAATCGCAATCCCAGCCGAAACAAGGTAAATGCCGACAGTCAAGAACCGCTCAGATCGTGACAGCTTTGCGCG